CTGCGGTTATATCTTGATTTTGAGCAACGATATTGTCTTGCCCTCTTGCCATATCAGATATAGGAGATTTTGGTTGCATCAAACTTTCAATGCTCTTAAAGTTAAACCCATTCATGTCTTCATAAAAAATAAATTTACCTAAACCTCTACCAGGTACCGATCTTTTTGCGACAAGATTAATGCATTCGAATGGTCTAAATTGAGCCATTATTAAATGCATTGGATAGACAGATGAATCTAAATTATCTATTGGCGTATCTGCAAATAATGTTTTACCATATGTAACATAATTTGATATAAAAGAATTGTAAATATCACTCACTATATCAGATCCAAATTTTGATTTGTATGAACGACTTACTCTTTGTTTTAGATTTGCAATATATTCTTCCGAGACAAAATACAATACATACGCCTGTTTTCTATTTTCATCAATTAATTTTGGCGACATATTATAGACAACAAAATCTCTGTTTTGCTCCACAAATTTTGAATTTGAACTAGAGGAAAATTTTACATTGATAAATTCTTGACCTAATAAAGGTATTCGTTCCTCAAAACCTCCAATATCAAGTATCGTAACATCACCATGTGTAGTATTATCGTTCAATGATTCATGAATTGTTAAGTCTAAAATTAAACTTGAATCTAGAGCAATAGTATTACCTTTATAATTTGTAATTGTGACTGATAGTGAACTTTCACCTACTTGCCTATTATTCATTATAAATTTTCCTAGACTCTTCTAAAATTTGTTTTGCGTAAATATCTTCGATTAATATTATTGATCGTTTTTTTTCGTTTTCAATTAATTCATACTCATATTGAGATATGAGTTTTCTTGAACCAGATGAGAGTGAATTGTATGTTGTCAAATCAATGTGAACTGTTTTTTCTAAAATCTTTGGTGTATCGGCCGTAGCAGGAATTTCTGATCTTAAAATTTGTTCGTAATGATGAGTTGTATTCGATGCTGAATCAACAGACACATATTTTCTTTTAATAAACTCTTTAAATTCTCCACCAAATAAAGGCCATTCATAATACACATCAAATATATCATTAGCATATAAAATCAACCACATGTAATCTATTGAGCCATAATACTGATCTGCTAACGTATCAGGTCGTTCACCTGGTTGAATATAATATGGATAATAAGTCAATAAATTATTGAGAACTTTTTCTCTTATTGTATTTCTTCGAAAAATATCAACCGCTCTTATTGTATTTGATGGTTTATTTTTATTGATATCATAACTTAATAATGGCAAATTAGTAAAATATTCAGACATTATACTCCCTCTAACTGCTTTGCAAAATTTCTTGTGAGTCCAAAATTTTCTTTAAATGTTATATCAAGTTTTATATGTTGAGGTGCACCACTATCTTTAAAAAAAACTTGCTGATTACCCTCACCATAGGTCACTTTTAAATTTAAAATAGAAGATTGACCAATTTGATGTAAGTATTCATTCTTATCACCATTTTTTTTATAAAACCCTATCTTATAAACACTCGGATAATCAAAAAATGCTGATGATAAAACTTTTCCTGAAGTTGAATTTACATCCACAGTCTTCTTTATTGTTTTAGAAGTATATAATCCTGTATTATAATAACCTGCTTGACGATCAGCAGGGTTTGCCTCAACTGCAACTTGTTTTTTCATTGTTATTTGTCTTGTTTCTTTTTTACCACTTTTTTTAAGACTTGGTAACATACCTCTTTTAAGTCTTGTAATGATATTTAATATTTTGTTTGACTCGTCTATATTTCTTGGATAAAAATCAAAAGCAAAAACATGTTGTCTTCTCTCTTTAATGCCTTGAAACACCAATGTAGTAAAAGGATTACCAGATTTTCTCATCGACAATGATGCGACCGCAGAAGATTTATCTTTCTCCATCACTAAACCTCCAATCGCCTCTCCAATATTAAAACCAAATTTTGTTTTAAAATCATAGTTTTGAATTGATGGTGACAATTCATCATATAGAGTGCTTCCAATCGTACCATAAAAACCTGCTGATCTAGAAAAAATATTTTCATCTCCACCAACGATTTCTGGTAACTGTGATTGAAGTCTTGTGAGTATGTCAGACGATTCAGAATTTAATAAAGCACCAAAAAAACCAAAATCGACTGCACCATGAGATGCAGAATATTGTGTTTTTAAAGCACCTTTTGGTAAATAAAAAGCAAAGGCATTCTTAGATTCAATAAAATCATTTGATTCAAAAAAATCTGAAAAATCTGTTAGAGGATCTTTATTTCTTCTAATATTATTTTTAAATTCATATTCTGTAATCAACATAAAATGTTGTAACCCATCAACTTCTGTACCAACATCTTCAGGAAATTTTAAAAGTCTTGAAGTGTTTACATTTTGATTTCTTAATGCTTTTTCAGGACCCAAAATTTACTCCCATGCCATACATATTTTCATCTCTATTTCTCGTATGTATTTTGGATTCAGTAAATGTCATATTTAAAACTGCCGTTAATGGTGCACTTGTATCTTTAAAAAATGCTGGCGCACCTTCAGTTTCGTAATCGACACTAAATGATGTAATTGATGCTTCTCTTATTTGAAACATATATTCTCTAAAACTTCCTGTATGAAAATCAATATCAAATCTATGCGGTAATGTTTGCAATCCAGTTTTTTGTTCATATGTTAAATCAGGATGTCCTCCAATACCTGGTATAACCTCATCTTCTGGTAACATAGATAACTTGAAAAATTTTATTATTTTTCTCATTGATTCAGAATCCGATCTATTTAATGGGCTTAATCTAAAAGTTAAATTAAATGTTTTAAATCCAATACTCTTAAATACACCTGTGATATATGGATTTACTGCTCTATTTGTAGCAGACGTAACTATTTGTTGTGCAGTTGCTTTAGCATTTCCTGTACTTATACCAGGTATCATAGATATTGCCTTTGATGCTATGACTTGACCAATAAGAGATTTATTTATTGATTTTAATCCACTTTTTAATGTAGCACCAACATTATCAAGTGAATAATCATTTGCTATGCTTGAACCCATACCAACTGCGGCCGCACCAATTGGTCCTAACTCAGCATCGGTATATTCAACTTTATAATCATCAACTAAATTTGTGGGCATAGGTAATGCTATAGTGCCTACAGTTTTTAAACTTCCACCAGGTTTAATTTCTTTTATAAGAAAAAAAGTGAATTTATCTTCACCTCTTTCAGCAGAACCTAGACCTGCAGGAAACCTATAATTATCTTCATTCGTCTTTTTAAAATTTGTAATAGTATCAACTGGGTTGGCCATTTATCTCCTAATATACATAATATTTAGCATGGCTTACAAAGGATCATACAAAGTAAAAAATCTATCAAAATACAAAGGCGACCCAACAAAAGTTGTTTATCGATCTCTTTGGGAACGTAAATTTATGATGTATTGTGATGAAAACACAAATGTTCTTAAATGGTCTAGTGAAGAGATTGTTATTCCATATCGATCACCTATTGATAAAAAATTACATAGATATTTTCCTGACTTTTGGATACAAATTAAAAACTCTAAAGGTATCAAAGAAGGTATATTAATAGAGGTCAAACCTAAAGCACAAACAGTTGCCCCAAGAAAAAAATCAAGAGTGACAAAAAGATATTTGCGAGAAGTATATACCTATGGAGTAAATGAAGCGAAATGGAAAGCAGCCGAAGAATTTTGTAAAGATCACGGTTGGAAGTTTCAAATATTGACAGAAGAGCACCTTTTCAACAATAAATAATAGTATGGCTGAAAGAGAAAAGTCATTTCTTGAAAAACTCAGAGATGCATTAAACAAAAATCAAGGTAACGTAAAAACAAGAAATGCAAAAGATTGGTTTCAAAGAAGGGCCAGAGCATTAAAATCAGAACTTAGAAATAAATTTACACAAGTCGATACTGCTGACGAATTCTATGCAAAGTCAAGAAAAACAAGTAAAAGAAGTATTGGTCCAGGATCAATGTTTGCATACTTTTATGATCCAAAATATAAAAAAGAATTAAAGTATTATGATAGATTTCCTCTTGTTCTTGTATTTGATTTTAAACCTAATGGTTTCATTGGTTGCAATTTTCACTATCTACCTCCTCTCTTGAGAGCAAAATTAATGGATGAAATAGATAAGGCACGAGGTATAAATTGGAAAGCATTATCAAGAATTAAAGAAGTAAAACCAACAGTCAAAAGATATTTGTTTAAACACATTAGTTCAAAGGTAGTTGAAATAGACGATGATGAAAGAGAGATTGCACTTTTTCTACCTACAGAACGTTTCAAAAAAGAAGACAAACTCGTTGTTTGGGGAGACAGTAGGAGAATGATTTAATGGCAATAGATACACAAAGCATAACAGATTTTAAATCTAATTATACACCAGCACCTATTAATAGATTTTTAGCAACTGTAACTAGATGTAATTCATTAAGTTCAGGTATAAGCAGAGAACTTATTTTTAGATGCGAAAGTGCAGAATTACCAGGTAGAACACACCTTACAAGTGATAGCAGATTATATGGTCCTATTAGAAAAATTCCATATAACTCTGGTTTTGTAGAGTCCACTCTTACATTTATGTGTTCGAACAATTATATTGAAGAAAAAAGATTTTTTGATCAATGGCAAGATGTAATACAAGATCCAGATAATTTTGATGTAAGTTATTACGATTCATTGGTCGGTAATGTAAAAGTTGAAGTTTTAGATGAGCAAGATAAAGAACTTTATCAAATTGAATTGTTAGAAGCATTTCCACAAAATGTAGGTGCTATATCATTAGGATGGGCTTCTAATACAGACTACATGAAATTTTCCGTAACATTTTCATATAGAAAATGGAGAAGAAATATGGACATTGAAGATGTAACCGATAGACAGAGGAGAATTTTTTCAGGTAGATAATCGTGACACAGGCTAACTAGGAGATATTATGGCTT